GACTGGTACTAGATATTTAGTATCCTTGTTTTTCAATCTATGAAAATAAAGAATTCTGCAGTTCTTATTTTTCAGGTGTAATTCCTTAGTAAAGTTTCTATTGTGTAAATAAAGCTATGCTTTTTCTTTATTGAGGTTTCAAATTTTGTTCTTCGAAATAACTTTGCAGTTATGTAACTATTTTAAGTAATCCTAACGTTTTGATGTTAGGTGCTCTTCGCAGAAGCGATTTCCATATCGATAAATGGAACGTAGTGAAAATTGGGAAGTTAGTAACTACGTATGACTCTCTTTTGGACTTATCCGTACTATGACACGAGGAGTGAATCATAATTACAAATCATTTCGATCTCGCAAGGATGATGAAATGTGATTATGAATCTTTAATGGTACATGGAAAATCTTATCAGCGCAACGATTAGCGTCTCAATTAGTGTCGGGACACCGCGTGCGGACTCCGTGTATCAAAAAGAATTATAGATATGTAAAATACCCTATTGAAGAAAGCGACATTCATGCTGACTCAATAGGTAGTTGATATTTGTGAAGAGAGCCACTTCTATCAGTCTTCGGACTGATGGAATAATTCCTAAAAACAACCCCAAACCTTTAATCATTACAACATAACAATCATGAAACGCTCTTTTACTGCTATTAATACTATTGCGCAAACATATCCTGGAGCTAACACAGGCTTCGGACCAGTATTTTCTGGTCCTTTGGTAGATGTGGATCTACCTCAGGATATCAAAACTGCTATTTTTGATTTCTTTCTTTATGATAAGTTTTGTTTATTTGATTATATTCCTAATCCTTTGCTTAATCAGACCTACTATTCAATAGGTGTTCGCATTTGTGACCCGAATTCTTTTTATTTTAAAAAATTCACCATATTTACTGAAAACCAAACCAATACATCTTATGAAGTACAAAAGTACTTGAATGAAGCTTTTGGTTTTAGAGATTTTATATTGGTGAAAAAGAATTATGTGTTGTCTGGCGAGACACTTATGACAGGAGATGTAATATCTGTTATATCAAGTGAGGAAATGACAGCTAGGAATTGGAATAATCTAATGCATGCTTTAGAAGGAAATACGGAACAGGAGAAGAATCGTTCTCGAGGAGGGAACGGTTATGATAAGAAACATCAAAAGAATAGATCTTTCAAAAAAGATCTAAAGGTGGAGGCAAATAAGAAGAAAAATTCTAAAGGTAATCTACATTATGTGAGAAAGGAAGTTGCC